TCAATTTTATTGAATCCTACAGAACTCAGAATAAAATCAAGACTTTTTCCTGTTCCGTTAATGCTAGACATTTCAGCGGCTATTTGGTTTATTAAACCCATATCTTCAACAGTAACTGTCTTCTTTCCTGCTAAACTCTTAATAGTGTTAACTAAGCCGTTAAGATAAATAGAAGAACCTAAGTCTCCTAGCTGTGTTAGCGCAGAAGAAAACTGACCTAGCAAAGATGCGTACTGTAGATTTTTTGTACCTAGTATAAACTTACTAGACGCTTGTTCTCCAAGTTCAAAGCGAGCCTTGAGCATTGCGTTGAGCGTATCAAGTTGATCTGTGTCCATACCACGCTTGGCTGCATCAGCAATGTAGTTAGCTATGCTTGCCTCGGTGTCTACAACTGTAGTACCTTCTTTGTTTACTGCGTGATTGCCAAAGAATTTACGCTTCTCAGTCTCACGCACTGCACGGGTAACGTACATCTGCAGTGACTCTGGTGCGCTGTAGTAATACTGGTCTACTACATCGTCAAGTTTTTCTATCTTCCGTTCTTTGGTTATCGACGGTTTGCCTCCGACACCCCTGCGTCTCTGCAGGTACTGAGAGATAACTTGACTAATTTCAGGATCGTCTAGTTCTCGCCAGCTATCTACCTTCCTTGACTTAGCGTACTTCTCTAGTACCTGCTCTACTTCAGACTTGCGTGTTGTACCCAAGGCTCTCATCAAGCCATCGTAGTCTTTGACCACGCGTGGGAAGTAGTTTTCTCTGTACTCAATCTTAACACCAGCGTTCTTTAGATCGCCATACAAACCGTTAAGAGTATTGCGTACATTCTCTATCTCAGGTAGCAAGTCACGCATCTCTTTGGATGTGCTTTCGGAAGCAATAAACTTAGCCTCGTCAACTTCACCGTTAAACAACGCACGTTGAAACTTTTTAAACTCAGTCGGGTTAGTCTTGTTTGCTCTAGCTGCGCCAGTAATAAATTTACCTAGCTTGTTCATAGTCTCTGAAGAGTTTACGTGTAAGTCTTTCTCGTATTTACGCAAGCGAGCAAAGGTCTGCTTGTCAACATTCTTAATTACTGTACTTATAGGAGCCGCTAAAGCATCGTATGCTTTACCAATTATGCTTGTAGACGCCAAAGGATTCTCTCGTGCAGCCACAATCTTAACAGCAGCTTCAGCATTAGGAATCACGGGCTGTCTGCTGGCGTGTACTAGAACATTATCAAGATCGTCTGTAGTTACGCCCAGAGTTTCGTTAGCCTTAGCAACGATAGCTTTCTCGTCTAGACCCTCGACTACACCCTTGGCGTACTCTTGCTCTAGCTTGTCAACCAACTTATCAGCTTTCTTCTGTGACCGTGGTGTGGCTTTTTTGCCTGCAAGTCGATAAGCAACAGCCCTAGTTTTATCTTCGACCTCTTTAACAGCCTCAACGCCCCGTCTCGCTACAGCGCCGCCACCTTTAACAACAGCCGTTGTAACTTCAGGAGCCACAACACCAAGTGTGGTCATCATACCAAACTCTACGGGGTCAAACTCACCCTCAACCAGCTGTTTAGCTGCGGCAGTCTCAGCGCCAATAGTACCGCCAATAATTCTTTGCGTTGTTTTTGTTTTACCAAACGGAGTAACAGTCGTTGGCGTCATTAATGCGCCTGTCATAGTACCTAGTATATTTGCACTGGTGCTTATTCCGTTGTCTTCTTGCCACATAATAGTGTCAATGTTCTCTAGCTTACCCAAGAACTCCCTGCGGTTTGCTAGGTAAGCCTTGCGTTTTTCATAGGACATATTCTCAAAGTCAGCACCATACAGTTCTGCAGGAGAACGGTACACAGGTAAGCCGCCTTCAAAATCTATGTTACCTACAGGCATAGCAGCTTCTAGGGCCAAGCCCCAGTCCTGAACATCAGTGTACGTAGTATCGTAAGCTAACTTAAACTCGTCCCACCAGCCTATGTCTTTCTTAGGTTCTTCTGGTGCGGGTTCTTCGTCAAGAAAACGAATAGAAGTACCAACAGTTTTTTCTTCTGTTGTTTGTTCTTCATCTAAGAATCTGATAGCCATTATTCAATTACAGCCCTTCGTCCGTTAATAATAACAATAGTTCCGGGTTTTAAATTAGCAGCTTCTGCGTCTTCAATACTGTCAAACTCTTTTACACTATCTTCTTTAAACTCTGTAGTTGTAGTATCAAAAATAATACCTTTTTCAGTTCTTTGCTCAATTAAACTTAGTGCGTGTGATTTAGCGCCAGCTAGTGCTTCTTCGTTAGTTTTCTTTTTAGTTATTAACTCGTTGTACTTAGACGCAAAAGCAACTTTGGCTTTCTCTTGATCTGTGGCATCCAAATCAACAAACTTTGAATCTTCCGCAAGCTGAATACCAGCAAGCCTTAAGTCTTCCCCACGTATCCTTGACTCACCTTTGAACTCCACAGAATCTGCAGGAAGATCAACGATGCTGCTGGGGTTCTGTGGATCACGGTAAGCCTTGCGCTCATCCCCGTCTACAGTAATGTCACCGCCCCAGACCAAACCAACACCTTCTACGTAGTACTGCTTCATGTTTGCTGTAGAAACTTTTGGTCCTCTTTTGCCTTCAGTAACAAGTTTCTTAGCGCCTTCGTCAGTAATTACGCCCATTTCAAGTAACTCAGCAGCTTCATTAGAAACTTCAGTGTTCATTGACTTTAGGTTTTTAACAAGCTCGGTTGTTTGTCTTTCGTTAATAGCTTCTGTAGCCAGTTTAGACACTAGACTAGAAGGAACATCTCTGAGTTTACCTTCGGCTACTGCTTGACCAAACGTGGTATCAGACAAATCAGCAGTAGTAACAAAGGCTTCTAAAGCTGCTTGGCCTTGTTCTGCTGCTGCATTTGCTTGTCTAGAGGTAGACAAAACTTGTCCAATTTGTGCGTCCGTATAAATACCTTTTTCTATGTCGTTAGCAACTTCCTCTAAGCCTTCAGCCCTAAGTTGTTCAACAGCGTATTCTCTTGTAGCCTTTTGTTTAACCATGCGTTGAGTATCCATCGTGCCCTTAAGAGCAGAGGACGGATCTTTGTACTGACCAGCGATCAAACCACGTACGCCAATAGATGCTTCTTCAGGCGTAAGACCAGCCTGTGCTGCCAGTTGGTTATAGGCGGTCAAGTTTTGACCAGCAGCCAAGTTAGTATTAGCCTGTTCAGCACCTTGTCGGAACACGTCAGCCAAGTAATCCTTACCTTCTAGTTCAGCGTCTTGTGCTTTCTTGCTCAACATTCCAGGATTTATGGCACCTGCTGTTGTGTACTGACTTACAATGTTACGGGCTTCTTCTATTTCTTTTGCCTGCCTACGTTGTGTAAGCATACCACCAAGCTGTTGCCCTAAGTTTTGACCAAAGGCTTGTACAGGAGCGCCAATTTGTTGTCCCAGTCCTCGACCAGACTGAGCCAGCATACTAGCGATTGCAGACATACCTGCTTGTTTAGCCATGTTAACTACTCCTTAACCTGTAGGTGGTTGAGGGTTAAAGATGCCCCCAATAAAGTCAAACAAACCTCCTGCTGCAGACTGAGCAAACGGAGACACAATACCACCTAGTCCACCCAACAAACTTCCGTAGACTCCACCGTACAGATTAGCGAGTCCTGTCTGCTGACCAATAGCACCCTGCAGGTTAGCAATCTGTGCCTCAAGACCAAACTCACCTTGCTGTCTACGTGCTACATCAGCCAAACTAGCGACGTTAATAGCAGGACTCAGAGCAGACAAGAGTGCAGCCTGAGGTGCGTAGCCTGCTTGCAGTGCGCCAATGCCTAGCTGCTGTTGTGCTGCCTCAAGACCTAAGCCGCCTGAGAGCAAGCCTTGTCCACCAGTCAACGCTTGTAGTGCTTGAGCTTGCTGTGCTGCACTGAGGGCTTGCTGTTGTCCTGCCAGAGTTGAGCCTAGTCCTGCGTACTGTGCGCCCAGTGCAGCTTGTTGTTGCTGCTCTGCTTGTGCTTGCGTAATCGCAGATAGTGCTGCTCTGCTCTGTGCTTCTTGTTGTGCCTGCTCCATCGCAAGTTGCTCTGGTGTACCACCAAACATAGCTGTACGTACACCCAAGCGTCCTTGTTGCGCTAGGCGCTCTTCTAATCCAAGCCTTTGTCGTGCTTCTTCAGGACGTTGTGTAGCCCTGATACGCTCGTATACACTAGCCTCTCTTTGAGCCATAGGCATACCAGCTTGACCCATGAACTGACCACCGAGGCCAAACGCTTGTTGGGCAGCTGCTTGTTGTTGGCCCATGCCAAACGGTGTTGCGCCTAGGGCTTGTTGTCCTAGCGCCATTGCCTGTTGACCAGCCGCTGCAGATGTTAAAGCACCAGCAGGCTGTGGCTGTTGGAATCTACCTAACGCAGAACCCATCAAGGCATCTTGTATTGCCTGTTGTTGACTAGACAGTGTATATTGTGTACCTGATGGTCCAGCAGTAACACCGCCCAAACCAGATGTAACTGTAAAAGGCTGGAACGTAATGTCCGGTGCAGTTATCTGGGGAAGCGGCTGTTGAAATATACCAGATACTTCGCTGGGAATTAACCCGCTAACAGCCCCTCCAATAAGATCACTTAACCAACTCATTAGTAAGTACCTCCATCAATCGTTCCTGTAGACAGAGTACCCGTAAATGTCAAGTTAGGGATTGTCACAGTACCCGTGAATGTAGGAGAAGCTAAGTCAGCTTTGGTTGCACTGGCTGTTGCAATGGCATTAAACTCAGTGTCAAACTCACTACCCCGAATAATCTTACCGCTGTCTCCAGAAGGCAAACTGTCCTTAGCGGTAAAGTTTGTAGTCTTTGTATAATTACTCATACCGTTTTACCTATTAGTGCTAATACGTTGATTTCTTGGAGAGACAGGGCAGAACCATTTATTTCAGCTTCTAACCCTATGGTAATAATGCTTCCGTTACCTGTGGCTTGCACAGGGTTTCTTGTCGTTAGTTCTCCACCCGTGAACTCACCGATGCCAAACTCATCAACACCGAAGTACGCTGGTGTTTGGTTGCCTACGGTAAATTCGTAAGTCTTAAAATCAGTTTCTAAGTCATACGCCCACTTCATAAACACGGTAGCGCCACTAGCGCCAACCAAAGTAGGTCGCAGTTTCTTCAGCAGCTTAATCTTCGATGGATCACCAAAGGTCAAGCCGGGGCTGTAGTACCTAAAGCGGTACGCAGATGTGTTGTCTGAGTAGCCTGAGTACGTACCCACGCCATCAGATGTACCAATGTACAGTGTACCGTCTGTGTCTCTTTCAAATGACTTGTGCGGCACAGAGGTCCAACGTGTGACCCTGTACGCTCCGTTCTCCAGCTTACCCTTGAGATCAAAGCAGTACACTGTTGATTGATCTGGGAAAGCAATTAAGTAAAAAGAGTTCTCAGGACTGTACACAGAAGCCGTAGGCAGTGTTCTGTTTTCTACCAGACTAATAATCTCAGTCTTTACGTTTAGACTCAGGTCAGACAAAGGCAGTGACTTCTCTTGAATCGTTCTGCCAAAACTGCGTAGTCCTGAGTTAGACATAAACAACACGTCTGTACCTGTGTGCTGTACAGAGTTTCTACAGATGCACCCAACGCCAGCAACGGTATCAACCAAAGCCATGCTAGCTGGACTAGAAGCATTGCCGTACACAAGGATGCTGTGCTTACCAAATATAATCAGAGCGTTGTTATGTGCCGCTAACGCCCTAACTTCGTCGTATCCATCAGGCCACGCCTTAGATACATCTATAGAACCACTGGAGCCACCAGTAAAATCCGTGCCTATCAACAAATCAGACCAGTAGATTGTTTGAGTGTCTGTTGCATTGTCTACAACCCACAGGCGTCCGTAGGCACCAATAGCCTCGTGACACTTCAGAGTTGCTGCAGTAGCACCACCAGTTGCAACAGTAAACGTGCGGAGTCCTGTAGCATTGTCGTACACCAAAGGATCATACCCACGCTGGAAAAAGTAAGCCTTGTCGTTAAAGTTTACGATCTTCCAGTTGTTCTGAGTAATCGTGTACGCCGCAGGAGTAACGTCAGTCAGGGTAGTAGTCCCTGTCATTATCTTGTTGTTGCCTGCGGTAAAAACTACCTCGTTACCTGCGTCATCGTAGAAGTAGTGGATCTTGTGTACGTAATCAGCGCCCAACTCAGTCTTGTCAGTAGTGATTACCTCAACGCCCTTACGTGCAGCAATACGCCCACGCTTGTCAATCACAGCGTTGTCTGCAACGTCAGCGTAAGACGGATCCTGTGCAATCGGGGAGTCTTCTGTGTTGACACCCTTGAACGCAGGAGCGACTAGGTTAATGCTTTTTAGTGGCTGTGCCATGCACTAATCTCCTACGGTGTGTACCAGATGACTTCTTCAGGATGCTTCTGTGCATCCAGAGCAATCGCATCAGACAGATATTTATCAGCAATACCAAAGTACTCAGGTGCTGATGTACCGCCTGTCTCGCCACGCTCACGCGCCAGAAGAGCCACTGCTAAATGAATCACAGGTTGACTAGGAATTAACAATGTGTCTGTGTCAGTACTCAAGTCATCGTTACGCAGAACACAGTTAAACCGCAAGTTGTACACACCGTCAGGCTTAGGATAAATGTCAATCTGTGTGTCACCACTAGAGTCTACGCCATTGTAGGTGTAGTACTCAGGTGCGCCTGATACTGGGTCTTGGTTTAGGTACTTGTCGTTAAACCAGTGCTGCGTGTTGTACTGCATAAAGATGTTAGACGTATCATTAATTACGTCCAGTGCTTTAATCTTGTTCTGTGACCCTGTGAGTACGTAGTTAAAAATGTCAGCAGTAGTGGTAATGGTTAAGGTTGTCCGTAATGCTGACCAGTCCCAAGCAGACTCTACTATCTTTTTTGCGTCGTTAACAAAGTCACCCACCATTTTGCTATAAGTGTTATCAGTTACGCTGGATACCTCATCTTCTCTGAGGCGTCTCAGTACGTTGTTTACCAAGTTCAAATATGTCATTATGCTTTACCGCCCGTAGAATTAGTAAAGACTCCAGCTAAGAAGTCAGTAATAGGAAACTGTTTACTGCCTAGCAACGTAGGATCTGCGCTTACTGCAAAGCTGTAGGGTTCAAACAAGTTTGCACCACCGCCACCAAAGCCTCCTCCAAACAAACTACCACCACCTTCTTCTTCTGTAGTAGTGCTTGGGCAGTTTTCAGGTGTTTCACATTGACTAGTTTCAGGACAGAATGATTCACCTTCAGGACAAGTTATAGGAGTACACAGTTGTGTTGCTGGATCAATCTCGTAACCTGCTGGGCACGGATCTCCTGCAGGAACACAAGGCTCATCAGGTTGACTCGTGTCTTTTACAAATCCTGGCAAACAAGAACCACACGTTCCATCTTCATTAGTCTCTTGGTTAAAGTCTCTGCAGTCAACTGTTCCTGTTACTGGTTGACAATTACCTTCAAAGTTAAACTGAGATCCTGCAGGACACTCTTCGCAGTTACTTTCTAGTGTTGCGCCGTTAGCACATTCTGTAATACTAGCCACACAAAGACCGTCAGCACCTTTTTCAAAACCTTCTTTACATGGCCCACATTCACCCGCTTCACCGTAGTTTACAGCATTAGTATCTTCACAAGTTACAGGAGCAACGTATTCTGGACAGTTAGTTCCTTCAGGATTGTCTTTAGTTGAACCGTCTAGACAATGAGTGTCAGCACAATATCTGTCCCAAGACTGAAGAGCAAAACCACCGTCAGGCCTTGGTTGATTACAATCAAAACCTGTGTTTTGTTGTTCACACAGGCCAGCACTGTTTTTAGCGTAGCCTTCTTTACATGGCCCACACTCACCAACTTCACCGTAGTTTACTGCGTTAGGATCTTCGCAGGTTGATTCAACAGTAGACTCTATGCACAATCCTTCAGGGCCTTTTTCAAACCCTTGTTTACATTCTCCGCACTCGCCTGTTTCACCGTAATTTACTGCATTAGGATCTTCACAAGTAGGATCAGGAATAACCTCTACACAAACCCCGTCTTCTCCTTTTTCAAAACCAGACTTACAAGGACCACATTCTCCTTGTTGTCCATAAGTAGTAGAGTTCGCGTCTTCACAAAGTTGTGGTGGTATTTCTACACAACTCCCTGTGCTATCTTCTTCAAAGCCCTCTAAACACGGACCACAGCTGCTGTCAGCTACGTCTGTTGCTTCATTAAAATCTCTGTTTTGATCTGCACACTCTTGTGCTGTTGGGCCTTGGTTTTCAATAGGATCTTCTTTTTCTTGACACTGGCCTTCTACTTCTTCAAACCCACTCAAGCACTCTCCACAAGTACTGGCAGTTTCTGTAGTAGCGTCTCCCGGAACGTGTGATCTATTTTGTTGTCTGCAGTCTTCTGCGGTAGGTCCGTCGTCTTGCCACGGAGCAACACACTGTTCACTAGATGCAGGTATATTAGAGTCGTACTCACATACAGGCTCACACCCGTTGCCAAAGTCTGCCTCACCTTCGTTACATTCTACTGGTTCTGGAGTAAGTCCTACAGTACCGTCGCCATCAAGATCAGAATCAAAGATACCTTCGATTTCTTTAATTACATCGCCACCGTATGTACCACCTATGATGATACCTTTGATCCAATCAGGGATTCCTCCTGATGCAGTAGGATCTACAGCGCCTTCACCGAATATATCTTTGATTGTGTCAATGACACCTTGGGCACACTGCTTCGTTAACTCAGGGTCGTACCCAACTACGTTACCTTCTTCGTCTTTTTCTATCCCAGCACAGCTTGTGATCTTATCAGTAATTTCTGTTACTTTACCGATAGTAGCATCTGTAACTTGGTTTACAGCGTTCTCTGCACCTTTTGCTAAAACATCAAGAACACTTTGATCCTTTAGACAAACGGACTCTTTTTTGTCGTCGTTAATACCCGTTTCTGGATTAGGACCAATTATTCCGTCTTCACCAGCTACACACTCGTTTAGGATTTGCCTAGACGCTTCTTTCCAAGGTCCGGTTACTGTGTCAAAGATTTCACCAATCGTAGGCAACTCAAAGATTCCAGGAAGCGGAAGCCAGTCAGGAATGGGTAACTGAAGTCCTCTACCGATAACTTTGATGTGTCTTACGATTCCTTCCCAAATACCTCCGTATCCCGGCAGGTCTTCAAAGTCAATCTCAGCACCAAAGATACCGTCGCCTATAGCAGCATCACGGATAGCTTGCTCCCAAACAGCGTTGTCAACAGTACCCGTAAGTACAGATACTGCACTGCCTTTAGATGCTAAGTCTGCTTGTACTAAAGAGTTATCAGCGATTCCTGCGTTGCCGTACTCGTTTATAAAATCTTCTACAGTTTGTAAGTCGTCTGACTTTGCTACAGTTTGCCAATCCTCAAGCATACCGTTGTACTGTGCTTGATCGTAAACACCATCAAAGTAATCAGAAAACTCAGGAATGTCATTAAGAAAGTCGTAGTCTTCTTTGTTTAACTCACGCCACGTAGCTTCACCAGCATAGATACGCTCTAGTAGGTCTTGAAACTCTTGTGCTTGTTCTTGACGAAATATGCGGTCAATGTCGTCTACATCTTGGTCTTCAACATAAGGACGAAAGATATTGATAAAGTCTTGCAACCAACCATATTCATCGTAGTCGCCAGTGTCTTCTCCTTCAAAACCGGGACCACCAAAAGTTGTTGTCTTAAAGGCTTCGTCACCTTGAAGATTTACAAGGGGGTCAGGAATAACAATAGTGTTACCGTACTCGTCTGTTATTTCTCTAGCCATCAGTCTTTCTTACCCTTCAACGCAAGCAACTTATCAGCACCACGGATGCCAAATGATGCAGACACAGCCATAAACAACAGGTACTGATACCAGTCTGGGAGCATATTCAGTTCGCCAAAGGCAATGCCAATGCGATCCAGTATCTCTACGTCGTTCATGCTGATGCCCCACATGAGTGCAACCACGGGTGCTGACAGGAGCAAAGTAAACCACTCGTCTTTCCACGAGGTAGCACTAGCAGACGCCATGAGTTGTTCCCAAGACGCTGTGTTCTTGATGACTTCCATTTTAGCGTTGTGTATCGCGTTCTTCTCCTCGGCTCGGTTCTTGATGACCTGTCCGATAAGATTAGTAAGAGGCGATATAAGTGCTTGCCACATAGGTTTACCTCATCATGTAAACAACAAGGGACGCACAGGCACTAACAGCTACC